TCGATCTCCATGCCATCATCAAGCGGCATTGCGTCCATAACTTCCTCGTTGGAAGGCTTTGCGTTCTTACGATAGGCCATAGTTCCGCCTTACTTCTTTTTCGATTTACCGGCTTCAGACAGCGCAATCGCAATAGCTTGCTTGCGTGATTTAGCCAGAGGAGCCTTTGCAGGGCCTTTAGGGTTTACGCCAGCGTGCAATGTCCCACGCTTGTATTCGCCCATCACCTTTGCGATTTTCTTTGCAGCTGCACTGATCTTCTTCATACCACAATCCTTTACCGCTTGGGCTTCTTAGCAGTTTTACGCGCTGCCTTAAATGCAGACGCAGTTGGAGCGCCCTTCGTGCCGGGTTTACGCATCGTCTCTCCCGAACCAGCTTTGATACGAGCGCGTTTCGCGTGGATATTCGCATAGAGACCGTTCTTCATTTCTTTGCCTTGTTCCGAGCGGAGATAGCTTTGGATTTGGCTTTCGCGTCTGCTTTAGATGACGCACCCCACGCTTGCAGCGATAAGAGGAGGCGAGTTGGTTTTCCCTTCTCATCGCGCTCCGGTCCAGGCATATTGCCCATGCGTGCTAAGAATGATGCCCTCCGAGGATTATCGCCAGACTTAACAGGTGCTTTCAGGTTCATCCCCTGCGCTTTTGCGGACGCACGACCTTTGGCGTTTAAGCCACCAGAAGGGGATTTACCCTCTTTGCGTGTCCATGCAGGAGACTTCATCAAACAATTCCACGGATATTGCGCTTTATAGGCGTATAACCCATTTGTTCGCGATGCGCTATGGCAAAGTATCTTGCAGCGTCTGCGTAGTGTGAAGTCCAGTCATGATACGGGTGTGACTGAAACTCTTGGCGTTTGTCGTCGTAAATACGGCGATACATTCTCAGCGCCTCAATACCTGTCTTGCAGTTGTCCCTGTCGAACCAAGAGCGTGGCAGAAGCATCCTGAGGGCCTGAATGCCGTCGATAACATCCATGCGTGGCGCAATCTCAATGTTACGCAGGCCAAGCTCCTGTAGAACCTCTAATCGGCTCTTGCCTGTGCCAAGCTCACGGACACGAACGTCATGCGGGAGATAGTGGTTCCCCCAGACATATGGCTTGTCCTGTAGCTGCTTTACATACCAGTCTAAGCCAACGCCTTCACCTTTGAGACAATCAATCCAGCGGGTTTCTCCGCCATGCGCCTGGACGAACCAGATGACGGTGCTGTCGGACATACCCAAGTCCCAAGCAGTGTGGACTGGTAGAGATGGGTCATAAGGAACAGATGTAATTCTAGCTTCTGCGTCTGCATCTGAAAACTCTTTGCCATAGTATGCCCCTCTAATGGCTGCGTCGAAGCTGCACTCGTATTCTTGGTTAAACTCGTCTTCGCTCATCATGCGGCGAGCGTCATTGAGTTCCTTGTCGTCCAGTAGGCCAGTTTCCGAAGCCTTCAGCATCAGGCGGGACCAATCGTCGTCAGTCTCTGCGTTCTGCCAGAGGTCGTAGAATACGTTCTTACCCTTGGGCGTTCCAATGAAGATGGCCCAGCCTTTGCGGTCTGACAGCGCAGGACGAATAACTTGCGTCCAGACAGTCGGGTTCATGTCCCCAAACTCGTCCAGCACAACACCGTCAAGGTAGATACCACGCAGTCGATCAGGATTGTCAGCGCCGTAAACGCGGATGCGTGCCTTATTGGGCAACTCTACCCATAGTTCGCTTTCGTTAACCTTTACGTTCGGTAGAAAGGCGCACGCGTCCTTGATGTAGTTCCAAGCAATGTCTTTGGCTTGGTTTAACTGCGGAGCGATGTAGGCGAAGCGCGGGTTCAGCTTGGTGCATCCTAAAGCCCTGCGAACAATCTCGTTAACGCACGCAACTGTCTTGCCAGCACGGCGATGGGCAACAGTAATCATCCAACGCGTCTTGCGCTTGTGCAGCGGAAGAAACTGGTCGCGTGGCCTGTAAGGGCTGATTAGGTCAATCGTCTGACGCATCATCCAAGCCAGGATAGCGAACGATGCCGATGTTTGCGTCGATCTGTAGCTTTGATGGCTCGTTGTAGCCGTGCATTGCGTTTAGCTCTTTTACAGCCGCAACCTTAACGCTGCCAGAGCTTGTCTTAAACGTCTGCACTAGTGCCTTTACGGACATCTCCCGCGTCCAGAGAACCCTATCAGCAAGAGCATCCTTTAGCTCTTTCACCCTTAGAGCCACTTTAGGGTTGTCCATGATGCGAGATGCCTCAACGTAAATGGCTGGATCACTCATGTTTTCAGCATCATAGGCAGCACGATAGGCACTCGCTTGGTCTAATCCATCAGCGATACCTTGTGCGAATGCTTCCTGTTTAGCTGTTAGCGTCATTTGTCACTTCCTCATATAAAGAATTCTTTATATCCTTATATGCTCTCATGCCATCATATGTTTTACCAGTTTCTGCGTGAACAGCCTGTTGGCCTGTGAAGTCCTGCCAGCGATTGATTATTACATCGCAGTATTTTTCATCTAGCTCCATCAATCTGGCTTTGCGGTGGTTCTTTTCACAGGCGATTAAAGTGGAACCAGATCCACCAAAACCATCATAAACCACTTCTTTCGTTGGATTATCAACTAAAGCCATCTCAATCAGTTCTACAGGCTTCATCGTTGGATGAACGGTATTCTTTTGACGCTTCATCGTCCAAACATCACCACGAAGAGTTTTATGGCCTCCATAGTCCCCGTAATAAAATATGATCTCGTGCTGTTTGTAATATTTATCAAGGTGCTGCGCAGGGTTAACCTTATCCCAGACAATCATTGCCTTTGGTTGCCGCGCTATCTTAATCATCGCCTCACGGAAAAGGTGGGCGTAATGCCAACTACAGCATACATACATCGTTTCGCACCCCATCAGCGATTGAGTAAGAAAATCAACGAAGTCTGCATCGGGCATCTTATCATTTTTGATTTTATCCCGCTTGTCTTTAACGCCCTGATAATTAATATTATACGGAGGGTCTGTGAACACCATGTCGGCCTTTACGCCATCCATCAATTTATCAACCGCATCGATGCTCGTGCTGTCCCCGCACATCAGCCTGTGATTACCCAGCACCCATACGTCACCTTGGACTGTGATTGGTGTCTCCGGCGCTTCTGGAACCGCATCTTCGTCGGTTAAACCTTCAGTCGGTTCCTTCTCAAACAGGCCATCGAGGAACTTATCGTCAAACCCTAATAGCTCTAGATCGAAGTCTTCCAATACCAGGCCCTCAATCTCTGCCTTCAGCATATCCATGTTCCAGCCTGCGTTTAGTGCGAGCTGGTTGTCTGCGATGACGAGAGCCTTTTGTTGGGCTTTGGTAAGGTGGTCTAGGGTAATAGCAGGGACACGCTCCAGTCCCAGCTTCTTGGCGGCCATTAGGCGACCATGCCCCGCGATGATGGTGTTCTCGCTGTTGATTAAGATAGGGTTGGTAAACCCAAACTCTCGGATGCTTGCCGAGATCTGCGTGACTTGCTCGTCACTATGCGTGCGACTGTTCGCAGCGTAAGGAATTAGGTCGGCAACCGACACATACTGGATCGAAATAGCTTCAGACATATCAGGCTTATACTCCGCTTCTGCCTGAAAAGCTATTTCGTCCTTAGGGTTACGTTTGTCAACTTAACCGCGTTTGATCCTACCCATCGAACCTTTGAAGCGTCCGCGTTCGTCTCGGTCTGTGTGCATTGTAATTTCATCTTGAAGCGCCTCAATCTTTTCACCCAGGTATATAGCACAAACGATATAACCTGTGATGAAGCCTCCGAAGAAACCTCCTGCGATAAGTGCTAGTTCAATCATTTTGCCTTCTCCCATCCTTCTTTTAAATGACCATAATCCCTTGGTTCAGTGACAATCGTTTTAGCGCCGCATAAACCACAAGTGTCTGGATGCCATGTTGCAACGCCGCATTCCTTACGTCCCCATTTGTCGCCGCAGTCTGAGCATATCCATGCGGGGTAATCGCGTTTCATTTCAAATGCTCCCCTGCTTCGATGCAGTCAGCCACATATTCCATGCGACCATCCCAGCCTTCACTCCGCAGCCACGCGACAATCGCTGCGCGTTCTTCCATGCGGTGATGGGCAAAGGCTTGCTCTGCCAGACGCGCATCGTCGGCAATTGATGCGCTTGGTGCTTCCATCAGTGCCGCTACAGCATCCCGGTCAGCCTGTGTGATCTCAACCATGCCAACGCTCATCGTTTGCGAGTGCGTCATAATTATCTTCCTCTTCCCAATGCTCACAGGTATCGTCCATGTGAACAATATGGCTTTCTTTGTCGGCTATCGCTTCGTGGCTACACCATCCGCGACTGGTTAGCTGCACAGTGAAGTCGCAAACAAAATGCTGGCAGTCGATGCACCGCTTTGTCATTTAGCTTCCCCCAAAGCTGCGCGGGCGATGTCCACACGGTCAACCGCAATCTTTCTCCACCCGTAATACATCTTCTTCCAGCATTCACCGGCTTTACCGCTTGGCTCAACCACTACAGAACACGGTTTGGCAATCTGCACCAGCGCCTCACGCAGCCGCTCGCTCTCCTGCTCTGCGCTGGCAAGGTCGTTAAGCAAACTGTCGATGACCTTGGCCTTTACCTCATCAATATCCAGCAGCCGCTCGTTATCTGCGCTTAGGGCTTCAATGCGGTCGGCAGCTTCTTCACGCTGTTTGTCGATGGCATCGCTGTCCATCATCCAGTGCTTTTCGACTAGGATTTCAGGCCAGTCACCCCGCAGCCGCTCAACCAGCGCCTTGTCATTGTCAGTCATTACCCGGCTCCGTCATGTATTCCAGAATACGCTTCATAGCCTTGTAGTCTTCGTCGACTTCGTGAGCGCCTTTATTGTCTCCGTAGTAAACGCCCTCAATCAGCTTCATGTTATCCTTGAGCCAAGATACAACGATCTGATCTGCAACATCCATATCAAGCTCCACCGTTAGCGTATCGATCATTTGCTTTCTCCTTAGCCACGAGACGACGATCTGGTCTGCCACTTCCATGTCTAGTTCGACGGTTAATGTCTCAATCATACTCATCGCTGTATAACTCCTTGTTTGTCAGCACCCATTTCATATCTAGCCGACGAGCCTCTCGGACTAATCCGATGTATCTCCTTCTGGCCCTGTCTAGCTGTTCTGGGAGCATCCTCTTTCGATAGTCTACAAACTTGTCGTTCTTGGTCTTGGCATCCATTAGAGCCGTCCACCAAACTCCCAGCCAACTCGTGCGCAAAACGCTACAGCCGCTGACAAAACACCAATGGCGAGAACGGCCATCGCAATATCAAATACCTGTTGCATGATTTTCCCCTTCATATTCTCGATACCTTGATGTCGTAGGCCCAGGCGATAGCGTCGATCTGCTGGTCCTCTGTTAGGGCGCTGTAGACCTTTTTGGTGTCAAGTATCGCTTGACACTCTGCCTTGCTGCTCTGCTCCATCAGCTTTCGGTAGTAGGTGTCGCTCTCTGACTTGTCCGGCAGCTTTGCGATGCTTATCGGCTTCGTCATGCGGATCATGATGGCGTTTTTCATCGCACAACCACCACTGGCTTGCAGCTTGCTACAAGAACCTTGTCACCCTTCTGCTTTGCGGTGCGCTCAATGACGATGGGCTTTAATCCCTTGATAGCGAGATAGTCGCGGTAGCTTTTCACAGCGCCAACTCCTTCGTCAGAGCGATAACTACGCAAGCGCCGATAAATGCGCTGCAAGCGAAACAAACGATAGCTTCCTTGAGTGTCATGTCTACTCTCCCTTACCAGCTTTGCTGCTTCATTGCGTTAACCAAGTCTTCCATCACATCTGCTGCGAACTGCCACTCCTTCTTTCCGTCGAAGGCGTAGCGGATGTCGGCAATGTCATCTTCTAAGAACTTGATGATAGCGTTCAGTGAAACTTGCTTGTCTTCCATGTCTAATGACCCTCCTGTCTATTAGTGTGATGGTTTGCGCGGACAACGGCGCAGGCTAAGTGCATACTGAGCATCACCCCAACGTAGGCTTAGAAATCTATCAATAGGACGCGGCTGGCTGCAAATGTCTTCCAAGACGCTTAATGGAAGGCTCTTTATTTCTAACATATCTAAATATGCGATGTCTTTTAACGTCATGTCTAACTCCTCTTCGTGTCTATGAAGGCCACTTTAGCGCCTAAAACGCATTGGTCAATACCTATTTCTTATTTTTTTCGCCTTCCATGCTTCGCTGCCAGCGCATAATGTCAAAATCTGCCTCAAAGTCCCACGGCTTCCAACGCCACTTAGTTGGGTCAATGCCGCGCTTAATATGATTGTTTCTAAACACGACATCGACCAACTCGAATGGTGGGCAGCGTCCGTTGTTCTTAGGCAACTGGCAAACCCTTTAGGCTTTCAATCTTAAACTCTTTCATGATGGCTGCAGCCTGCTCTGCGGTGCAAGGCTCGTTGCTGGCTTCGTCATCAGCAGGAACCCAGTCATGGATGGAGGGCTTTGGAAGGTAGTAGTTGCCTTCATAGTCGTAGTTCAGCAGGCACATATTCCATGCTATGCGCTTCAGGAAGTCCGGCAGGCGGTCGATCTCAGCCTGGGTAATGTCACGCCGGCGCATACGCTTAAACAGCGCATCATACTTTGTCTCACGAAACCTCAGCTTCATTGCCCCAAACTGGTCGACATACCATTCGATGTCATTACGCTCCATCGACACGTTGCGGCGATTGGCACGAACCTGTGGGTCTGGAATGATCTCGGCAACAGCTTCGGATTGCGCAGACTTTCTCTCAAGCGGATTAACCATTGTAATTGCCCTCCAATATCTTCTGAAAATTACCCTTCTTAAACACCCAATCGAACGTGCAGCCGCGCCAGCCGTTATCACCACGAAGGAACGGGCTGGTTTTTATGTTCTCGAACACGGTCACAAAGTCATCAATCGAGTATTGCTCAATCCGCGCTTTCAGCAACTGTCTTCGCTCTGGAGTTAAATCCCTTATCTTCGGCTTGCCAAGATGCTGTGCAGTCTGGTTCCAAAACTCCATAACGTGCCTTGGATTAAATTTGTCGTCTTCCTCGTCTGAAACAGGCGTTTCGGACATACACTCGTTAGAGTGTAATTCTGGTTCTTGGTTATTGGTTATTGGTTGTTGGTTATTGGTTGGTTGAACGTCTGTTGAACGTTTGTTGGACCGGCGTTGAGCGGATGCCTTACCAGCGTTAGATGCTTTCTCTGATTTTTGGCGGAAATGCTCTATTTCTGCATCGCAGCGTGCATGCGACCAGCGGTCATCTTCATCCAAGCAAAAGAAGTCCTGAAGCACCTGTTTTACCTCTTGGACATAATCTCGGAGGCCAACTTGCCGTGCAACTTCAGCTTCATCTCCATACACTTCACCATCTTTGAGATAGTAAAGGTCGAGCAGCCGACGATAGGCCAAGTCCTCCATAGGAGATAAATGGCGTGTGTGGCTGGCGTAATCGCCAATGTTGAATTGAAAATAGTGCATCACGACACCTGCACAGGCAGTCGTTTATATTCTCCGCACCACATATCTGGCGCGACTGGTGGCCAATATCTCAGATCCCCATCTGACTTGAAATATGGAGACCTTCTACGGCACTCACCAGCCAAAACTCCGGTTGGCCCTTGATAAAATCTGCAGGTGTCACAGCGCTTCGGGATGTATTCATCGACCTTAACGCCTTGCTCTTTGGGAGCCGAGATTGTAAGAACTTTACGTGTCATGCGATTTGCCTTTCCTTTGGATCGCCTGATATTTGGCGGGGGATTGGAGCTGCTAACTCCACCCTCGCCCGCCTGCATACCACAGGTTATGGCATCTTAAAAGAGCCATATTTCACCAGAGAACTTCTCCGTAAACCAATGTGATGGCTCACAGTCGTGCGGTCTACACCCATAAAGTGAGCGATGCGCTGCGGGTTCCAGTTGAGCTTATCGTGCATCAGGGACATAAGATGCCTGCGTGCCGTGATGATGGGCTTTACCCGTGAGCTACTAAATAGCTGCTCTCTGGTAACGTCATATTCAGCCATCACCTGTTCAATCAGCTTATTGCCCTTCTCGCTGATTAGCTTTGGCGCTGCTGGTGGTGGCGGCGCTACTGGCTCTGGCTCTTTGATAATCGGCCACTCAAACTTTGGCTTGTATTCTTGAGCCTCAGTTTTGCGGCAATGCCTAATCCTAATCATTGTCTAAAGTTCCCTTTTTATATATTATCTAATCACGCTGCGGTGGTGGCGTGGCCGGGTTGAGCTTGGTTCTCCCTTCCCTTTGCTCCCCGGCCTTATTTCTCGAAGCTCATAATTCGGAAACAGCGCACGAAAGATTGACTTACGGATAGGCCAGTCGCGGCTATCGGCTACCTTGCTGCTTGGCTTCACATCTTCGACAATCTCTTGTCCGTTCATGACGTAGCCAAAATCCAGCTTCACCCCTACGCGGCGGCCATTATCGTGTTTTAGCTGCCGGCCATTGATAACGAACCAGAACTGAGGCCAGACGATTAGGTCATCAATGTAACCAACCGCCTGCATCTCGTGTAGCTCATCACAACGCTTCGCTTCCGCCAGGCTGTCGTGCTTGTGGCCTTCCTTGCAGTAAGCCTTCTTAGCATTCCACTTTTTCACTGAGCAGTCCCCGTTCACGAATTAATTCTTCCAGAGCCTGTTCTGCTTTTTCCAGCGTTGAAAGTCTAGGGTAACGTGTCTTCCATTTGGTGAATGTCGTCTCTGCGATGCCAGCCCTACTAGCGATGTCACGGCGTGTGATGCCCCAGTAGGCAGCCATTCCCAACAATTCCCTTACTCGTGTGTGCATTTGTAACTCCTTCTAACTAGCCCCACCTATGTCTTGATAAATAATACGTCAACGCATTTTTTTAGTATTGCATCATGTTTTGAAACGTGTATTGTGTCTGCGTTAGACACGAAGGGAGTTTAGAAAATGTCAAACCACGAAACCATTTTAGCGATACTTAACGCTGAGAGCGATGCGCCTTATGGCAACGAAGCATCGTTCAAACTCGGCTACCTTATCCTCATGCTTGTAGATATTGCGGACCATCATCCTGATGTGGCCGAGGAGCTACAGGACCGCCTCAAGCGCATCAAAGGGAGAAAGTAAGATGACTGTTTACGCTAAACTTAACGCTGCTCGTGCAGCATTCCACGCCAAGCCACTCAAGAAGTCTGGCAAGAACAGCTTTGCAGGCTACTCATACTTCGAGCTTGGTGACTTCCTGATCCCTGCGCTTCAGGTGTTCGAGACATACGGCCTTTGCCCTGTTGTGTCGTTCGACGAGACGATGGCAGTCCTAGAGTTGGTCGATGTGGAAACAGGTGAGCGCATCACGTTTACCAGCCCAATGGCAGAAGCCAACCTCAAGGGGACGCACCCAATCCAGAACCTTGGCGCAGTCGAGACATACCAGCGCCGCTATCTGTATATGGCTGCACTTGAGATTGTAGAGCATGACGCAATTGATGCCTCTAAGCCATTGGAAGACAACGGCAAAATCTCACGAGACCAGCTTGAGAAGGTGCAAGACCTAATTGCCGAAACGCAATCTGATGTCGTGGCTATTTGCAAGAAGCTGAAGGTCAACGGCCTTAACGAGATGAGCCAAGAACAATACAACTACGTCATTGGCGTATTGCAGAAGAAGAAGGGCTGAGAGGATGGAACAGGGAAGCACGGAATGGCTGCAAGCCCGTTGCGGGTCATTGGGAGCCAGCCAGATTAACGAAGCTCTAGCCACCACTAAAAGTGGCTGGGGCGCGTCACGGGAGAACCTGAAGAACCGCATCATCGCAGAGCGCCTCACAGGCATCCCAGCAGAGACGTTTAAGAACGCTGCTATGGAATGGGGAACAGCCCAGGAGGATAACGCTAGAAAGGCTTACGAAGCCCATACAGGCGTATTTGTGGATGAGATGGGTATTGCCTACCATCCAGTGCTGAAACACACTCACGCAAGCCCTGACGGCCTTGTAGGGGATGATGGGCTTATTGAAATAAAGTGTCCCAATACCACCACACACATTGAGACGCTGAAGGCCAAGAAGGCTCCCAGCAAATATATCAACCAGATGATGTGGCAAATGCGCTGCACGGACCGCCAGTGGTGTGACTTCGTGTCATTCGATCCGCGCCTGCCGAGCCATCTCCAGTTGTTTGTAACTCGCGTCGAGCGGGATGAGGCAATCATTGCCGATCTAGAAGCTAAAGTTACCGAGTTTCTGACTGAAGTTGAGAAGGAAATTGAACGTCTTAACGAGGAGTTTGCAGCATGAAACGGGTTCTAGTCGCTTGCGAGTATAGCGCCACTGTGCGAGATGCTTTCCGGGCGCTGGGCCATGATGCCTGGTCTTGCGACTTATTGCAGACGGAAGGTGATGCAAGTTGGCATTATCGGGGGAACGTTCTCTCGCTTCTAAAGCACGACTGGGATTTGATGATTGCCCATCCGCCATGCACGCACCTAGCAGTGAGCGGTGCGCGTTGGTTTAAGGATAAGGTGGTAGAGCAGGCTGAGGCGCTTGAGTTTGTCCAGACGCTGCTTGATGCGCCTATCGGGAGAATTGCGCTGGAGAACCCTGTTAGCATTATTTCCAGCCGTATTCGCAAGCCAGACCAGATTATCCAGCCTTGGCAGTTTGGTCACGGCGAGACAAAGGCAACGTGCTTGTGGCTAAAAAACTTACCTAAGCTCGTTCCTACAAATATCGTAGAAGGTAGAAGTGATCGTATCCACAAGATGCCGCCTAGCGAAAATCGGTGGAAAGAGCGTAGCAGAACTTATCAAGGGATAGCCGATGCAATGGCTAGTCAATGGGGAGAGTTAATATGACACAGAACGAACTGGTTCTTAGCTGGCTGAAGAAGTCACATATCGGCCCACTGGAAGCGATGAAGGAGCTTGGTATTATGCGCCTGGCTGCACGCATCAAAGACCTACGCGATGAAGGCCACAAGATTGATATGTCTTGGAACTACGTCACGGACCGCCACGGAGAAGAGCGTAGGGTTGCACGATACACGCTAAAGGAATTGGCAGATGCTCCCGCAACGCATTAAAACCAAGTCCGATAAGGCAGATCGTGGCAAGCGTAGCCCAGCACATAGGGCTTGGGTTCGTGGGTTCGCCTGTTCTGCTTGTGGGTCAACGGAAGCCATCGAATGCGCTCACGTTCGCAACGGGACAGATGGTGGGATGGGCATCAAGCCATCCGACAAGTGGTGCATCTCACTTTGTAAAAGCTGCCACTCACAGCAGCACCAGCAGGGTGAGGAGACTTTCCAGAAGTCGCACGGGATAGACATGAAAAAACTGGCAATGGAGTTTCTCCGCGCCAGCCCACATAGAAAGAAACTAGAAGATGATACCGAATGACGTTCCAATCTCTGAACGCTTTCGTTTAGCCGCGCTTGAATGGGCAGAGCTAGATAACGCCGCCAGAATGCTAGAGGAAGGGAAGACAACC